AGGAGACAGCGTGATGGATATTAAAGAGATCAACAGACAACTTGAACCTTTTAGGAATTTAGCTCTAACGTCAAAAGACGCTGAACATTTTATTAAACGTGCAAGAAAAATTAACGGTGTGAACTCTGAAGTGTCCAAACATTTCCGCATTAAATATGGCATAGGTAATGTAGGAATAATTGAGGCAGTAAAAAAGTTTATCCACGAAACAAAATGTATTAAACAGGAGATAGCGTAATGGATACTGCAATGACTGTTGTATTTGGTATTTTATTAATAGGTTCAATGGTGTGGGTTGTCTGGGAATCAGAACAGATTATCCAGGATAGAAGAGATAGGAGGAATCGCAAATGAAAACAGTAGATCTTAGTAAAGGAATGGTCGAATACATACTTGACGCTTTAGAAGAACACATAGGTCATCAGGATGATTGGGAGGAACTAAATGACCATATTAGTGAACTATTGGATACCGCGCCTGAAAAAACAGAAACTTATACCTTTTATGGAATAACTGTAACTGTTGATAAAGAATGGACACCATCCGGAGATACATATTTTGGCTATTTTAAAGGCAGTAACCTCGTTCATTCCCAAGCAACAAAAGAAGAATTGATGTTAGATCTAAACTATCATTGTTATCAAGAAAGTGTTGCTCTAAGAAGTAAACAGGAGGTAAAGAAATGAACATGGGAGACATACTGATACTAGCTGTCTTAATTGGAGCCATAGTTCTCGCTGTGGCTATCTGTGAGATGATTGTTAGAAGATTTGAGGAAGATTAATGGAGAAGCTTATAGCAATACTGGTGGGGGCATTGTGGGTAACCGCACTGCTCCTTATAATCTACGTTGAGAATAGAGAAAGCAAAAAGGATTACTGAGATATGAAATTATCAAACGATTATGACGCACTTGTTATGGCTTTGACTTTAGCCATTACAGCGCCCAATGAAGATAAGGCCGCGCAATGTGTAGAAATGGCTGAAAACATTGCTTCTGGTATGTCAGAACTAGAGGTTGAACGCGCAAAGAAAGAAGCGCAAAAGACTGCTTTTGAGGAGGTGGAGCAATGAAACCAAGTGAGAAAGCAAAAGCGATAGGCTTTAAAAGCTTACAAGAGGCGGCAGAAGCCGCAGAAGAGAGCGAACAGAACTTCTATAGATGGCCTGAGAAATACCCTAGACGCTTTGAGTTAATACTTAAGGGTTTAGCTTTTGAGAAGCTATCAGCCAATCTAGAAAAGGCTTTCAAATCGATTACCAAAGGAGGCGAATGAATGATCATTCATATTGATATCCTTAAGGATAAGGAGTAGTGTGCGTTATGTCGGTGGGGGGTCGGGCTATGCTGTCCTTGGGCAGTAACTCGATTTGCTGTCCAAATATGGATTCTAGCCTTCCCCCATCGGCTCCATTTGGTTAGGCTGTAACCTCCCCTATCAACCTCTCTAGATACCAATTAGCTTTCTTTAAGTCCTCTTTAGCCTTGCCTTTGTAATCATAGCGCCAAAGATATTTCATGACGTTACCTTTGAGGTAGCCTAAGTACTCACGGTTGCTCATCGATGCTTTGATGGCTTCAATGCACTCAATTGATCCAGAGTTGTAGTGCGTAGGGGATTCCACTGGATCAGATGTAGTGTTCTCTAGGACTGTCGATTTTACTTTGTCAGTCTCTATTGCAGGGTAAGCCTTTTGTAGCCTATCCCAATCCGAAGGCGTAGCATTGTTAATACCATATTTTTGCATCAAAGGACTCCTTCTCTAAGTAGCTCGATATGATATGCAGACATAGCCCTATCAAGTGCGCCATCGGCATCTCTTAAGTCTTCTTTACACTGCTTCCTATAGTATCTTGCTCTAGTAACTTCTTGTGCGCGTTGAGCAAGAGTCGGGCGATTTTCTGTCCCTTTAACTACTTTATTCTTCTGTAATTGTATAGCCATTCTGCCACCTCTTCTTTTCGTTTTATTCTGGTTTCAACAAGCAATTCTTTGGATCTCTTGGCTTGTTGTTGTTTATGTAACTGGACGTTGTATCGGTCACCGTCTTCCAAATTGACGTAGTAGTTTTTACAAGTCTGCGTACCAAACTCCTGGTCAATCTTTCGCGGCTTTTTAAGCTGTAACTTTTCTCTATCTGTCAGGAACACCACAGCCTCCTTTAATAAACGTCATCCATTCACCAGGGAATATTCCGGTCATCAGCCACTCTCGTTCATCGTAAGAAACATAAGGCATAGCCTTTTGAATCGTCATACCGTTCTGCCATAGGTAGTAATCTTTAATCTCACAATCAATTGTCATGGTGTTTTCTTTGCCTGTAAGGGGCGATCTTTTCGTTAATCTAAGCATTGGTTTGGACTCCAAAGTTTGACTTGTTCGTTGTCTCTGTCCCAATCGGTAACTCGCAGAATCCTAGCTAGACGAGCCTGCGTGATAGCCTCATCTCGATTGAGTCCAGATTTAATGAATTGGTTTTCAACCAGTGACCAATCAGGTCGATTGCCTAAGATCTTTGCGGCAGTCACAGCGCCAATCTTAGGACAACCTGAGTAGCCATCAGTTGGGTCACCTTGGAGTGTTTGGGTATAAAAGTTCAGGTCAGCCGCTTGTTGGTTTACATCAATAAGATCATCATCATTTGGCCTGTAAAGCCTACAAGGAACAGTCTTAAGATCTTTGTCATCAGAGACAACGACTGTCTTTAAATCAGGTGACGATCCCAAGATGCCCATGACATCATCAGCTTCTAAACCTTGCTGAGTGTGGCTAGGCCAGTTGTCTTGAACCCAAGAAACCATCGCTTTGTAGCCAACAGGCTTACGGGACTTCTTTCTATTGGACTTGTACGTGCATGAAACGTCTCTTCTGAAGTTCTCACTACTACTTATGCACATAAGAGTCTCTGTAGTGCCTAATCTTTCGTGAAAACCATTGATTTGATCAGTAAACAGTTGTTTGGCTACTTTAAGATCAGTGGCTAAAGACCAAATGTCATCGCCCCAATCCGTCTCTTCTTCTGCAATTACACTTGCTCGATACAAAAACAAGTCAGCATCAATGAGTAAGGTCGGGGTCGATGCCCCCTGCAATTCCGTCAAGTATTTCATCTAGCTCTCCTTTAAAATCTATGCCCATAGGGGTAATCGACCACTTGTTACAAAATGTGTCGATTTCTATTTGATTGGATATGAATCCAAGAGATGCGCTAGTAGCCACATATAAAGCGGCCTCTCTAGCAAAGTTTGATTTGAGTTTGAATGGGTTACGCCAAGCTTTATCAAGCACAATGTAAAAAGCTACAAGGTATTCAATTTCGTTTGAACCCAGATCTTTAGAATCAGTGGGTGTCACTCCAAGTAGCTCCCACGTTAAACTCTGACTCGATTGGGATTCTGAAGTTGAAGTCTTCTCCTGCTTTTTGCGCCATTCTTCCAGTGATATGATGTCCGACATAATCTGCTACCTCTTTAGATTTACAGGCGATCTGAACTTCATCGTGAATAAAACCAACGATGTAAGCCTCGATGCCTTGTTTAGTTATTTCTTTGTCTATGAGCTTTACCCACTGCTTCGCAATCACTGCTCCTGCGTTTTGTAGGATCTGGGATAAACATCGGTGATCTGAGCGTATGAAAAGCTTTCGTCCATCAATGCCTTTAATAAAACCTTTTCTTTTGTAGGCACTGGCTAACTCATTGCGGAGACTTTTGAAGGCAGGGACATTGTTATCAAAGTCAGCTTTTAAACGCTTACCGTCTTTAGCGCCACCACCAACGATCTTACCTATTAGGCCGTCACCTCCTCCAAAGATGAGGCTGTAAATGAACTCCTTACTTTTTGAGCGTCCATTGCCATCCTCGTTACTGATACCTGCGGCTATCATGTTGTGAGTGTGGATATCAGAATCCATAATCTGCTTTGCATACTCGCCACCGTCATCCAGGAGATGGGCTAAACAACGGAGTTCAATACCTGATAGGTCACTACCAAGCAAAGACCAACCTTTAGGCACAGTAAATAGATCACGACACTCTTTGCCATAGACAGCGCGAGTGCTTGGTACTTGCTGAAGGTTTGGGGTTCTACACGCACATCTACCGCTGACTGTCCCTAAAGACACCAAGTTGTGTCTTATCTTTCCATCAGCATCAGTCAACTTCATCCAAGCGGCATTGCCTTCAGCCAACATAGCGATACGCTTTTGGACTAAGAAAAACTCAGCAAGAGATTTAGCTTCTGGGTAAGGTAGGTCAATGAGAACATTCTCATCGATCTTAGGATCACCGCTTGGGGTGTAAGACTGAGGTTTCCAGTTGTATTTAGCAGTAAGACATCGTGCTATGTGCTTGCGAGAGTTAGGATTAAAATAGATTACTTTTACTTTGTCTATCGTCTCACCTTTTACATAACCCCTAGCCTTGTTGTTTACCTTGGGGGTAAACGGTGTGCGGATCTCCCACGGTTCAAACAGAGTGTCTAGTTGATCTTGTAACTCAAGTCTTCTACCACACAATTTGGCGTACAACTCGCCTGCTTTATGCTCATCGAAAGTCCAGCCGTTGTTACCAATGCGAAAACATATTTCAGCTAATTCATGCTCAAGATCAATGCTACGTTGTGAAAAGTCTTTGTCTTGGCTAAGTAACCTATACAGATCAAAAGTGACATTGACGTCTTGCTCCATGTAGAGAAGCATATCTTCGTTGAAGGTAGTCCAACCGCCATCATAGTCACCTTTGAGATTACCCATGCGTAATCCCCAAGCCTTTAGAGAATGAGATCCCCAAAGACTGCGAGTGAAGCCGTCGGGGTGTACGGCGCAAGTAGCGTCATCACTCATCAAGTCAGCTTTGATTAGCCGTGACAAGACTAGAGTGTCTATCACTTTGCCTTTTGGCTTCCACTGTGGGTAAAGCTTTTGTATCGCAGGAATGTCGAAGCCAATGATGTTGTGACCTATAATCTCTTCAGCATTCTCTAAGACTTCTAGAGCCTCTTCTATTTGATCTGGACGATAGCTTTTAAGTGATTTAACTCTTCTGTCACTTTGCTTACCGTCCTGTATTGCAATGCAATGGATAGTTGTTAAATCTTTGAGTAGCCCATTGGTTTCAATATCAAAGATAGCCTGCTTCATACTGCCATCTCAGATTGCGTATGGACGTTATTGGACACTATGTCTTGAACGTCACTTTCAAACTCAAAAGTTTTGAAGAATCCTTTGTAGGCAGGGAACGTCCGGTGAAACAATCTGGCGTAATAAGCGGCAGTCGCATTTGGTATTTTAAAGGCGTTAGTTTTACTGGTGTTGATTTTGGAATCCCACCTTATCTTTTGAATAATTAGGGCGGCTGAATAGTGCTGTCTACCTGACTCGATAGAATCAAACGTATACCGTTTAAATTCAGTCCATACAGCAGGGTTTTTTGAATGAAACTTTTGGAAGTCTTTTTCAAGACGAGTTTGCTCTAAAGACATAGTGTCTCTCCTTGGTTTTGAGTTATTCGAGGTTTAAATTGGGTTTAGAATCTGGAGTCGGCCTCGATCAGCCTTCCAGTTATGCGGTTGTATTGCAGTGTGTCGGCTTGGCCTACTTCGCCAGTAAACCTGTTTTTGAGAAGTACAACTTCTCTTTGGTCATCGCTTGGATCTTCTTCATTGACTTGTAAGCCAATACAAAAGTCTGCAAGTTGAGCTAAAGCATGGCTACCTCGCAGTTGGGATAACTGGACTTTAGCGCCATTCTCATGTCCTTTTGTACCTTCTGGTCTGCGGAGATGGCTTACCAGGAATAAACAGATGTCTAGCTCTTGGACTAACTTTCTTAGCAACGTCATGATTTGGTCAATCAAACGTCTTTCATCTGTTACTTGGCCTGTAAGTCCTGATACCAATATTGATACATGATCTAAGAATATGTGTTTACAGCCCATACCTTTAACCATGTATTGAATGCGATTGACAATAGTGTCTACCGCAGTCGATCCAAAGTGATCAAACAGATATATAGGACGCTTACCAAGCAAGCTATCGTATGCCTCAACAATCTCTGGCTCATCAGCTACTCCATCATCAATAGTAATATTCTTTTCCATGTGTAAGCCGACTAACCCTTGTAGAGTTCTTTTGTTAGTCTCTTCAAGCATTAGCATCCCAACAGTCTGACCATTGTTATGCAAAGAATAAGCAATCTCCCTAATGAAAGTACTTTTGCCAACTCCTGATCCTGCACAGATCGTCACTAAGCCAGTTCTAATACCTCTGGTCATATCGTTAAGCTTTTTGTAAGGGTAATCTACTGTGCTTGCAGAGTCAGACTTACCTATGATGTCCCGAAAGTCATCACTGGAAACAATACCATCTGGCCTCCAATCTTTGGCTTGCCAGATTGCGTTGACAATAGCCTTGCCTTCGCCCTGCTGTAGGCACTCATTTGCATCCTTGTAGGGTAACTTGGCTATCTTTACCTTACCTACTGGTAATGCTTCAGCGCACTCTACAGCGGCTCTCTGGCCTACCTCATCTTGGTCAAACATCAAGATAATTTCTTCAAATTGCTGTAGGAAATCCCAAGCGGCTATCAAAGCTTTTTTACCGCTAGTGGCTCCTTGTCCAAGGCTTACTGTAGGCCACTTGTTGCCCTGTACTTGGCATACTGACATACAGTCTATTTCACCTTCAGTAATTACTATCTTGCGACCACCGTTCCACAGGTGTTGTCCAAACAAAGTCATCTTCTTGGCATCACCCAAGATGCTAAAGTTTTTATCTGCATCTCTAATCTTTTGAGCTACTACAAGTCCATCAGAGTTTCTATAGTTTGCTATCTGCTGTGGTCTGTTGTTGTAGCTATCAGTAACTTGGTAATCAAACTTTCTGCAAGTCTCTTCAGTGATCTTACGTAGAGAAAGAGTCGTGTAGTAGCCATCTATTAGTGCTGTTGGT